TGAGTTTTTTAACTAATGTACTGTTTGTAAACGCTCTTATACCGATGTTATAACACAGGCTAGTTAAAGCCTCCATCTGATTACTATTTAGGTATATATTTACTGCATTATCTACAGCTAACCTATATGTCTCTGTATCTTCTAGTAATAGCTTTTCAGCTTCCTCTCTGGTTAGTACATCGGTGATTTTAACATTATCTGTGTGACCGTAACCAATAGTCATTATACCTGCTGGACACATGTATGGTGTTAATCTCAATCCTTCGAATCGTGCAATAATGTTCATAATCGTAAATCCTTATCACTTATACCTGACTCACCACGTTCTGTTTTAGATGTATGTTTACACTCTTGTACAGCATAAGTAGCTAGGCTTTCTGGGATTAACTGTGCTATAGCATCACCACGTTTGAATGATATAATTTCATCACCTGTGTTATGTAGTAATACACGAATCTCTCCACGGTAGTCTGAATCAACTACACCTGCAAGTACATCTAATCCATAACGCATGGCTAATTTACTACGCGGCGCTATACGGATATATACCCCAATAGGGCAATCTGATAATGTTACACCTGTTTTAACCAATTTACGTTCTTTAGGGTATAATGTAACCAGTTCGTCTGCACAGATATCGAAACCTGCTGCTTGACTACTACCTTGCTTTGGTAGTTTAACACCTTCTGTTAGTTTGAATTTAATCATACTTACTCTTATTTAGTTTAATGATGTTTCACACGGCCTATTAATTCTTTTTGTTTACCGTGAATAAATGGTCTATGTGTTGGATTACCTAGATAACCACATACACGCTTAGTTACTTCTAATGTTGACAAATCACTGTTACCACAATGCGGGCAAGTGAAGCCTTTATCGGTAGCTTCTGCATCACACTCCGATAGACATTCATGACAGTAATCAATTACACCATTTGTACCAAAGTACGGTAGGCGTTCCGCTGCATAATCCCATACAGCTTCTATATAGGTGTCTAACAAGTCTTGTTGTTTAGCACCAATATTAGGCACTTCTACAAACGATATACGCCCACCAGTAGCTAACGCATGATAAGGTGCTTCAAAGTCTATCTTAGCCATAGGGCTAACTTTCTTCTCAACATCTAAATGGAAGCTATTTGTGTAGTATTCTCTATCTGTGATACCTTTTAATATACCGTATGTCTCTGTATCAATACGACAGAATCTATCACATAGACTCTCTGATGGTGTTGAGTATAAACTAAACGCCCAACCTGTATCAGCTTTCCAGTTACGGGTATATTCAGCCAGTTTAGCTACTACTCGTGTACCAAAGATTTGTCTTGTAGTACTATCGAATATATGCTTATCTGTACCGAATAAAGCGTTAACCATTTCATGAATACCGATATAGCCTAATGAAATACTAGCTCTGCCGTTCTCAAAGATTGGCATTATACTATCTTCTGCTTTTAGTCTAAATCCTAATGCCCCTTCCATGTATAGGATAGGTGCTGATTTAGCTTTCACTGTTTTCAGTCTATCAATACGAGTCATTAATGCTTTCTTAGCTACCAAAGCTACTTTATCTAGGTTATCCCAGAATTGTTCTTCGTTAGCAGATTGTAATGCTACTCTTGGTAGATTAATACTTACCACGCCTAAGTTATTACGGCCATCCCATACTTCCTCACCTTTCTCGTTTTCCCAACGATGTAAGAATGAACGACAACCCATTGGAGCGCAGCCACCTCCCGTTTCGCGGAGTCTAGGCATGTTGAGTACATCTGGATAATTCCGTTTCGATGCACACCTTATCGCTAGTTTCTTGATGTCATAGTTTGGATCACCTTGTGTAAGGTTGACACCTTCGTCAGTCATGAAGACTAGCTTTGGGAAGATAGCTGTACGCCCTTGTTTGCCTAGGCCACGAATGCGTGTTTCTAGGATACCTTTCTGGATCTCACGTGCTTGCCATGTTGTACCTAAACCGAATCCAAAGGTTACGAATGGTGTTTGACCTTGACTAGTGAATAAAGTATTAACTTCATACTCTAATGCCTGACAAGCATCATGTACTTCTTTACGAGTTTGGTCAGTTGCATATACAACAGCTTTGTCATTATCCATCCACTTTTTACCAGTAGATAAATGTTTTAAGTATGACCTGTCTACGTATGGTGCTAGGACTTCATCTAATCGATTAAGACTAACTCCACCGTATTGGTGACAAGCTACTTGTGCTATGATTTGTGCTGTAATTGCACAGGCTGTTGAAATAGATTTAGGTGTTTCGATATCTGCATTACCCATTTTGAAACCTGTTTCTAGCATACTTTTTAGGTCTACTAAACTACAGTTAAACATAGGGTAAAATGGAGCTTCATCCATATCATGATAATGTATATCACCATCTTCATGTGCTTGTACAACATCTACTGGTAATGTCCGTTTAGCAGCCTCCTTAGCAACTTCACCTGCAACCATGTTCTTCATTACAGGTGTGCGTTCAGAGGCTTTATTAGCATTGTTGTTAAGTAGTGTACCATCTGCTGTACCATCTACTATTGCTTGTAAGTTATTTAAATCCATACTCTTCCTAATGCCTATAGGTAGGGCTACAGGCTGTTACTGTATGCCTCAACCCTACTTGAGGATTAGGTAATCTAAGACTTTGTTAATACATCCCATGCTACTGGGAATAAAGGTCGGATTACTTTGTCTAATTCTTTAGCGAAGTCTTGTGCTTCTACTTGTGCATGACCATCAATACGTAAACGGTATACATGAGCAAAGGCCATTAGGCTACCTGTCCAGATAAACTGTGTCATCATTGATTGTGGTAATACCATACGAGCCATTTCTGGTGCTATACCATCTTTTAGCATATCCTCGTACATTTCTAGAGACTCTGCACATTGTCTTTCGTAATCCAATGCCCAGAAACCAGTATCGTAGTGTGTATTACCACTCCCCTGTTTAATACTACCGTCCGGTTTAGCTCGCCATTTCTCTGGTACAAAGAACTTAATGTCTGAGTCCACATAGCGACGAGATACTTCATTCCATGACATGCCTACTTGATGCTTACCAAGCTGCCGAGCAAGAAATATAGGAGCAGAGCAACGTAGTGTAATACTGTTGTGTCGGAACGGACTTGTATGATGATTCTTTGCTAAGTAAGCAATCAGACCATCACGTTGTTTCTCTGTGTAGTTTTCTGGTAAAAAGTTCCACCCACCATCTAGTTCCATAGATACACGGGCGGTGTTTGCGATAGTGTTATCACTACCGCAGTGCATTAATAATTCAATTTGTTGTGTCATTTTAATAAACCTTTTGCTGGAGCTTTCCCATGGCGGGCTGTAAATACCATTGTTTGAATCTCTTGTAGTGTATGTGCTACTTTACAAGAGCGTACTTGATTATCCTGTGCACTCCAGTATTTAATCCATGACACTTTATCGGTGTCAGGATTAGCTTCTGAGAAGCTGGTTACAGGTAGGCCGAATTGTTTTACTTCCCCTCGTGAAGATACTCTATTTAGTATAATCATTGTTCTTTCTCTGCTTGTTCAATCCACATATCTAGAACGTGGCGAGCTTTCTTTAATTGCTCTACTTCATTATCTTTCTTACGAGTAGTGTATTTATTAATCTTAGTGTAACAAGCGCCTTTGAATGCTTCATACCCTAAGTTTTGTAGTGTTAGCTCTAATGGTTGTACACCTAGTGCTTTGTAGTGATCTCCGCCGACTTGCGTCTCAAATGCTGAGGCTGGTTCTTTTTCACTGAGTGTGTATTCTACTGATTTGAACGTTGTTAATGTTCCTCTATGCACTAGTCCTCTATCATCACATATAAATTTACCTTTCCAATCCTCATGTACGGTATATTCTGCCCCACCTGTAAAATGTGATACCCCTAATGACTTATATAGTGTGATTGGTGTTATTTTTGTACCTGTGTCGAATTTACTGAAGTTCTCGCTCATTGTATAAACCGTCCTTTATCGGCGTCAAAGGTAATTTCCTCTCTCATATCAGGCATACCTTCTCTCTTTGATTTAGTTTTGGGCATACTTAGCCCGCGTTTGTTTTGTAATAACGGGTCATCTGACGAACCTAACATAATAATTCCATCACATGCACCTTGTTTACCTGTCTTACTATCCTTCAGCATATTCTCTGTTGGGAACATTAGTCCTGCTCCCTCGTTTGAGATTTGGCTGGTAGGAAGTGACACACAGTTGTATTTAACAGCGAGTTCTCTTGACCATTGGTACAACTGCTCCAATTTCTGATCTTCGCGTAAGTCTTTTCTAGTTGGGAATTTGACATTGTCAAGCATATCAAACACAATAGCACCCACGTTGTCAATACCGATACCTTCAAGTATCTCTTCCAAGTGGAAGTTGTTCTTACCATGGATGTCGTATACTCGAACTCGGTCTGATGATCCCATGGCCTTGACGTAGTTGTCCCGTAACGTTCCTGTCCGTTGCTCATTAGCTAATTCTCCATTAGTAGCATTTAATGCTGACATTATCTGACGTGACATAATCCGTTGTCTACGTGATTCATTGTTGAACCATACGATAACTTTGTTTTCAGGCATTTGTTGAGCCATTGACCAGTTAAGGAATGTTAAGAACGAAGTTTTACCTTTACCGGGTCTAGCTGCAATGATGTATTGATCACCACCTTGTATCTTACGATATGTTTCATTCATAATATCAAGAGGCCAGTCTAAGCCTGAGTCGTCGTCTTCATCACCTACAGTAGAATCATCAAATCCAGAGAATTCAAAGGCACTTGTTCTTTCCATTGTATCTCTTACTGCATCGTATAAGTTACCGATAGCAGGTATGATATCAATCTCTTCACCTTGTTCATACTCTTGAATTACATTCGCTACATCTGTAGCGAACTCTAATTCTAGTAGTTGATTAATGATGTTCTTTTTAATTGACTCTGGTACATCTTCTTCCATACGGTTAATTAACTTGTTGTAATACTCGCAGTCTGTCTCAGCCATTGTTTTGTGCCACGTGGTGAAGAACATACTACGAAAGGAAGGGAAGTCTATAACTTCTGCTTCTTCATTTAACTTAAAGTATTTACTTATATCATCTGTTACAGCTTTAGTACGTTTATCTATGGCGCTGCGTGGGATATAACGAAATACTTTATCGAACGAGTCTTTGTATTTAATAATCCGGAGTAAAGCTAAATCTATCATCCAATATCCTCTCTTAGTATCCACTCAGAATTGTATGTATTCTCTATACAATCTTCCAACAAGTGCCATTCTTCACGGTATTCTATATATACTGCATCTTCTGATAATGCGTAGTCATCGTTTTCTAGTTTTTGGATTTCATCTGATTCTATGTGATACCAGTCATTATCTATCTCTACATGCATTTCGTAATAACAGTCTGTACATAGTGATTCTTCCAAGTACTCTGACCAGATCATATCATCTTCTACACAACCGCAGTTTTCACATGTTTTATACAGATATCCTGACGTACTCTGTGCTTCATAAACTCCACAACTATCTATTTGTATATAATCGCTATGTACATCTACATTAGTACAACCGTCAAGATAAGGCATTAATACATTATTACGATCTTTAATAAGTTTTAATTCGCAACCTTCTAAATCGCCCTCTATGAAACCATCATTTTCTAATTGCTGTATTAAAGGCTCTTTGAAACCATATGCTGATACGTAGTGTTTACCTATCTCTTCATTACTACATACTACAGTACGCGCTAGTACTTCACCATTTACTTCTAAATAAGCTACTGCTACATCATCTGTTGCGTATACACCTACGGAATCGCTACCTTTCATACAAGAGTGTGGTCCACGATTATATACATCTATTACTTCTTCAGATGATGTTGTTAGTTTGTATGGTGCTTGTAACATTGTCTTCAGTTCTGATAATTTAGCGCTTATAGTGTTTATTTCTGCTTCTGGGTATTTATGTCGTTTCAGAAATTTACCTATACGCATCTTAGTTGCTTTTACGTTAGGTGACGTGATTACTGATACTAGACCTTCTGCGAAATGAATCGCAGTTAAACCTTGCGGTAAGTCTGAATCTAAGTCATATGGTAATCCTATTTTCTGTAGGTCTACTGATAGTATAAATACACTATGTTTTAAGTGTTCCCCGTTTGCGGCGTACATTTGTGTTGGCATGATACATTCCTTAGTGTTTCCTTGATTTGTTGGTCTGAAAGTTCTTTAGGGTCTTTATCTGTTACAATGTTTTCAACTTCTGTGATAAGTCCTAGAGTTTTCCTAATTGCATAAGCACCAGCTCTTCCTGCTTTATCAGGGTCAAGCCATGTTGTGACTCTACCATAGTCGGCCAATGTAGTTGCTTGACTCGTTGTGATTTTAGTGCCGAGCAGGCTGACTGTTGGGAGGTGCTTTCCAACTCTAATTGCTGATAGTATGTCTTCAACGATAACAACTCGTTGTAGGTTTTCTCCGCTACAACCGACGTGAAACATAATTGTACTTCTATCTCTTGCTGGTTGGATATACTTAGGCTTTTGTCCTTCAAGTAGTGCTCTGCATTGATACCAGATAAGACTACCACTGGTGTTGTATACAGGCAGTATAACTCTGTCAAGGCTTGCTGAATAACCAATATGATGTTGTTTCCATACGGATTCTGTAAGTCCTCCTTTATATAGCCATAACCTGCCATGTAACGGGATGTCTGTTGTGTAATCATCTGGTAGCTCCAGTGTTAGTTTGACTTCTGATGCTTGTTCATTAAGTTCACGTATTCTAGCTAATTCTGCTAAGGACTGTTTACCTTTACCTTCAAATGAATTAAAGTCACATCTGAAACAGTGAGCTGAGTAGCCTTTGGTGTTGTGGTTTATTATTAATGTTCCACCACTACCACACTCAGTAGGACAGTTTCCCCGTGTCTTGTGGCCTGTTGGAAGTTGTTCTGCTATCTCTATCCAAGTTTGTCCCATTATTATTACCACCTATATTCTTTTTACTTCCATAGATAAGTGCGTAACTACGTATTTTCATTTCTTTCCGTAGTTGGCTTGGGCTTTTCCGATTTTTCATCTTCCTCATCCTCTTCGTGGTCTTCCATAATGAATGTATTTACTTCTGTTGTACCTTGTCGTTGTAACTCTTTAATGTAATCACCTACATCTTCGCCCGTTACAACATCTGGTTGTTCACGTCCGAACATATGTTGATTCCTTTTAGTTAAGTTAAATAAGTTTATGGGTATGTCCTAGAACGACACTCATCTAGGCTGTTATTACAAGAGATATCGCTCTGGCAACTACCGCGTGCACGAAGTCGCTAACTTCTGCGTTACATACCCATAAACTGATTTAAAGTTAGTTAAATAAGTTTACAGCTACACTATGTTGTTGCGTGTCGCGGGGTTGCGAGCCCATTGACCATAGTGTATGTGTAAAGTTACTTAGTTGGAGCCGGTATAGAGGCTACACTCTATAGATCACCCGGCATTGTAAGTTGGTTGGGAGCACGGAGTTGCACCGTGTTGACTAGCTAGCACATAGTCGGCTTTTATCTCTACTTTATAATTATAGTACCTTCTCCCAGTGCCACACTAACCCTCCGTGCAGTGGCCTCACGGTACTGTCATTTATTTTGAGTCGCTTAAGTACCATTCCGACTGTATCCTCTATATTCTTAATCTTAATAGTTTATCGTCTGAGACGTTTACATGCTGTACCTACGTAAAGTTTGCATGTTTTTAAGTACTATTATTAACATTTGTTTACCTCCTTAATGGTATTCTAATTGAATACACTTAGAGCTGCACACTCCTTATTTTCTCAGTCTAGGCTGACTTTACAAATAAGTGTCCTAAATTGTAGTTTCTAGTTTACTAGGTATTGCGCCTTTGCTACAAATATGTGCATGTCTAAATATATTCTAAAGTGGTGGCCTCAACAGGATTTGAACCTGTAACCTACCGATTATGAGTCGGTTGCTCTAACCAATTGAGCTATGAGGCCGTATTGTAGGGACTCACACCCTACTGTACCGATTAATCTTTATATGCGTCGGTTGGCATATGACATAGGAATTAACCTAGGTCGTCTTCGCCAAGTTCATCACCTTCAAATGGTGCTTCACCTTCTTCACCTACAAGTGCATCAAGGTCTACAGAAGCAGGGGCTTCTACAACGCGTGACTTTTCAGCAGTTACTTTAGCTTTAGCTTGTGCTTCAACGATTGCTTCATCAAGTGTACCGTTGTCGATAGCTTCTTGTAGCAGACCAGTGAACTCTTCTACTTTATCAGCAGGAGTGTTAATACGAGTCGCTTTAGGAGCAATAGCATCTAGAGAAAGAGTGTATTTACCAAG